CCATATGATGCAATATTAAATGGTAACCCCAAGAATGTATCTACACTTCTCTGGTTCCACATCAAAGATAATTCTCTTCTAGGAATACCGTATTGATCCATATGTTCGTGGAAATAATCGGTTGATCTACTCATAGGATTAACACTCTTGTTATATAAATCAATTCTTTCATCCAGATTTAATTCTCTAGTATAAACCTGGAAACCATAGTGACATGGAGGTAATACCATATCATTTAACTCAGATACATTCCAAGCATTAACCATAAGTCTTCTAGAATCAGGATTATCTTTAAGTTTTTTAATCAGATCTGATATCTGGTCTACTTCAACTCTAGAATTTGGGAATCTATTTTCTTTTTTATCTATTAAGATATGCTCATATTTTGTCCATCCTCTCCACTGTTTACCATAAACAGGTCCCAACTCACCATACATATCAGCAAATGATTCATCTGTTTTTATATTATCAACAAACTCACTCATAGTGACATAATCAACGTCAGTTGCATATACATTTTTCAACTTATAATTTTTATATGCATCACCGTTCCAAATGTTACAATTATTTTCGACAAGAAACTTTATGTTGGTATCACCTCTTAAGAACCACAATAGTTCTGTGGCAATACCTTTAATAAACATTTTTTTAGTCGTAAGGAGAGGGAAACCCTTAGACATATCGTGTCTAATCTGTCCACCGAAAGTGCTAAGAGTTCCCGTTCCAGTACGATCACCTTTTTCAACACCATACCTAAGGATATTATCCATTAGATTTAAATACTGATGTTCAATATCAATTTTTGGTATGTTATTGTAATCACTCATCAACACTATGTTGGTATTCAATTATTGTAGAATTAACTGGAAGTCTGAAAAGTGGTGCGATAGTATCATTATACTGTCTTTGCAAAATTTCATAGAAACCGTCACCATTTTTTATAGTCATAACTTCTTTATATGTTAACGGTTTTTTCCCATCGAAAGTAATCTCCATCCAATGAGCTTTTGAGTTAAAAGTTATTTTTGTCATTTTGATAATTTTTAAAAATGTTAGTAAAAAAAAATGGATAAGTCAACAAACTTATCCATTCTTTAATTTATTTATGTTTATTTAATTTCCAATAACTAAATCATCAAAATTGATGTCTTTCATACTGTTTTCTACCTCATCATAAAAATATGCTTTAACAACTGATGTTATATTTTGATCTACTTGAGCAACTTTACTTTCCATCCAGTCATCTAATTGTTCACCATCTTCCATCTGTTCCCACATTTTGTAAGCTAAAGTGGCTATTGTGAATAGTTGTTGTTTCGCCATGTAAGATCCTTTGTCCTCCTTAAGATTAGTTTTTAATCTATTCATTTGATCTTCAGTTATAATAATTCGTTTCATTAGTATTTTATTTATAAATATAAATATCTTAAAAGAAAAAAGGTGAAGTTTCCTTCACCTTTGGGCCGACATTTGGAATGTCTTTTCGCTCCACCACTTCCTCCGCGTTCGGAAGAAGAAATATAAACGACTCGAATAATTAAATTATATGTCGTTTATGTTACATTGTCAACAATATTTTGAATTTTTTTTTGTTTCATCATAAAATATTCTGACAAAGTTCTTTTTGACTCATTCGTAACAATAATTGATTTATTCAAAACCTTGTAAGGGATATGAATCATATCACATTTCCCATCATAATAATCAAAGGATTCTTTTTTAACAAGAGAGACATGGAACATATTAACAAACAATTTCATTTGGATATCATCGTCAAAAGATTTGTTTACCAACATACCGAATTTTGGGTGTATTACTTCAATAGTCATCATATCAATTAAGGTTTGCAATAATTTCTTCTTTGAGTGAGATCAATGTAGTGTCTTTACAACTGTTAAACATATATTCCAATTCTGGTGGAAGATCTGAGATCATCAACCGTCCAATCATATCACCTTCAATCCACTGGTTAAGGTAGTTGAGGAAAAATACCATCTCGTCATCGTTATTCTCCAGCGTCATCCACTTCATGGGATTTTCATGAATCATTTGATCAAAAACACAGAAGGAAATATTGTGAGTCATTATTTGTTTGTTTTATACAAATATAAAACAAAAATCCCTAACTGCCAAAACAATTAGGGATTTAAATATATGTTAAGGGGATAAAAAATCACAATCGTCTGACTGTGAGTATATAAATATACACAAGTTTATAAAAAGTTAAATATTCTTTAAAATATTTGTAATAACATCTAAATTACCTTGTGCGGTTGCAATATCATTAACCAATTTATCAATTTCCTCTAATATTCCTGGATGTTCCCCAATACCTGCGGGGTTAGTCAAATAAACTTCTAAAGTAGTTCTAGCTTGTAATAAGTCTGCTTCATATTTTGCAGACATTGCGGTTAAAATCTGTTCTTTCATTTTAATATTTTTTCTATTGTTTTTTTTAATTCTGGACTTATAGGTTCAGGAAGATCATCTTTATCAAAATAACCACATCTACTATGTTCTTTTCCATCAACAGCAAAATCTAATTGTGGATAAATGTAATTATCTACTTCATAAAGAAAAACGTGTATTTTGTTATTTGTCTTTCCTAAATAATTTTTAGTTTTAATTATATCTACTTTTTTTAGACTATTTTTTAGAGTTAAATTAGTTTCTTCCCTAAATTCTCTAAACGCAGTATATGCTGGATCCTCACCACTCTCAACATGTCCTCCAGGTGCCGACCAGTAACCTGCCAAGCTAGGTTGTGTCAAACTCCTTTTACATAATAGAACTTTATTATTACATTTAACTAAAACCAAAGAGGATATAATCATTATAAAAGTATTTATTAATTATGAAAGTAAATATAGGAGAAAATAGTTTTAAAGTAAAACTTTGTATGACTGAAAGTTCTATAATAGAAGGTATGTCAAGAAAACGTTTTAATGAAGATTTTAATGGAATGTTATTTTTAATGGGTGAATGTAAAGATCAATCTTTTTGGATGTACGACTGTATAATACCATTGGATATTATTTTTATCAATAGCGAAAAGATTACAGGAATTTCTCATAATTGTATTCCTTGTAAAGAAAAATCTGAATGCGAAAACTATAAAGGATATGGTGATAAAGTTTTAGAAGTGTATGGTGGTACGTGTGAAAAATTAGGTATAAAAAAAGGAGACTCAGTCTCCTTTGAATTATGATTCTTTACTCTGATTAATTTTATCTTTTAGTAGTTCCACAAATCTGTTTTGTATCATCTTTACAAATTTAACAGATGGTGAGTCTCCCTCCTTGTTTGTCCTTTTAGTCCCTGGTGTTGGTGGTCTCTTACTTCTACCGAAATAATTCAAAGCCGATATATTAGTTATACATTTGTGACCACCAGAATTAGCTTGTATCATCTCCCAAGCAGGTACACCTAATCTATCGAGAATTGCCCATTCCTCATCAGTTAATTCATTATTTGGTTTATTCATAATATCCTTTAGTCTATCCATGAATTGTTCACCATTATCTATAGATCTAACTTTATCACCGTAGAAAGCCTCCAAGTCCTTATTAGTAAAACCAACAGACTCTTCATCGAATTGTTTACCAGATTCTGAAACCCATTTTATTGTTGATAGTGGTATTATTTTGTCTTTCAACTGTGATTCCCACTTACTTAGTACTTCTTGTGCTATCTCACCTAAGTTAACTCCTTTAAGTTCTCTTTCACCTTTAAAAGGATTACAACTAGCCTGAACTAACCCCATCGGCCAAGCTATAACTAAGAAATCTGCGTCAGGGTTATTCTTAAATGGTGTATATCTATCATAAGATCCTGGTTTAAACATAGACCCTCCACCATACTGAACAATTATACCATCTTCAAGTCTCACTTTCTCACTCTCAGCTTGTTTTGCAATGTATTCTTTTTGGTGAGCCGTCATCTCTTCGGGAGAAGCATATGGAAATTTTTTTGTTTTTGCTGGGTTTCCAAATCTATCTTTAATTAAACCAGCATCAAACATTTCTTCATACTTTAGATTTTCTCTTTTAGCTATTCTATCGATGTTTTGATAGATACTCATAAGTGAAGGCTGAGATGTCATAACCAACTCTTCTAAAAATCCTGGTTTATTCTTAAACGCTAATAAAAGTTTATTCGTTGCCAATCCCAAAGCAGTTTTATTTTGTTGTAAATCTTTATCCTTCTGTACTTTAAATATAAAATTCATAACCTGATCTGGAGTAATTCCATGTCTAGCAAAATCTGCTGAGTCTACTGTCGATATAAGTGTAATATCCTCAGATGGAAATATATCCTTTGGTGACATAATTTGTGATATTGTCGCAACATTAGATCTAGATGGTCTGAATGATGTTGCAGTATCTTGTTCTACTCCACTTTGACTGTCGTGGTGATCAGTATGGATAACAAACATTGGTTTACCGTGTGCAAAATCCACAAGTACTGGCATTGTATCACCCTCAGCATCTAATTTCTTAATTGCAAATTCTTTATCACCATATTGTATGATTTCAGAATCGACAACTTCAATTCCATTATCTTCCAAATAGTTTTTCATACCTAAGGCTGTTGTCACACCATCTAGGTCTTGGTGGAAATATATTTTAGCTTTTTTATATCTGTCAGCTAATGCTTTTATATTTCTAATACCAGATTCTTTAATTACTTTCTTCATGTTATTAATTTATATCTTTTATAAATAGTTCGGAAGTTGATTGTCTTCTATCTTTGTGACCCCACCAATCAGCGTTTTCTATCATCCTAGCCGCTAATCTATAACTTTTATTCTCTATCGCACCTATAATTTCAGAATTTACAAACGTCGGACAACCCATATTATAAACCATATCAATCATAGCTCGATACATATTGATTGTTATTCTTCTATTTTCAGGATCTCTGCTCTGCCATCTCCTAATACAATCTGCAGCATCATTTATATCATCTTTAGATAGTTCTCTAGCTTTTTCTTCAGTAATTTCGTTACCAGGGTATGCGTGCTGTGGATCTGTCGTTCCATATCCTATCGTGAGTGTTCCTTTAGGAGTACCTCCTTTAAATTGTTCAGGAGGAAATTTAGAATCATCATAAGTAAATGATACGAATTTTTCAA